TTATAACCTTTAAAGATATATTCTAAAGTATACTTAAGTAATCTTTAATTAATTAACAAAGGTAAATTACTATGGCAGTACTAGAAGGTAACGTAGCGTTCGCAAACCTTGACGAACACGAAGAATATCAGGGTCAATCAACTGGTAAGTATTCACTGGTCTTATCCTTAGAACCAGAAGATGCAGATAAACTAGCCAGTAAGGGTGTCAAACTCCGAGAGTACGAAGGTACAGCACAACGTAAGTTTAGTACCAAGTACGAAGTACCAATGTTTGATGCAGAAGGGAATGAGTTTAATGGTCGATTGACCAGAGGCTCTAAGGTACGGGTTAAGTACGCGGAAGGGAAACCTCACCCAGTACACGGAACGTCTACCTACTTGTCAGCTATTAAGGTTGTTGAACTCGCAGAGCCTGTGGAAGGTGGCGGGGACTTCTAATGACTGACTCGCATTTTGTTAAACATGAGCCATGCCCATCGTGTGGCTCTAAGAACAATCTCGCGAGGTACTCCGATGGTCATGCCGTCTGTTTTACAGGCGGTTGTGACCACTACGAGAGAGGCAACGGAGAGGTTGTAGAAAGTAAACCCAAAGCGAACAGGAAACTAGAGATGACTGGAGTAGTCGCATCAATACCCGATAGACGTATATCAGAGGCAACGTGCAAGAAGTTTGGCGTTACAGTTGAGTACGACACAGAGGGTAAGATAAGCAAGCATCACTACCCATACTTTGACAAGGACACAGGCGCACAGACAGGGAACAAGTCACGCATAGTAAGCAGTAAATCATTCTATGCAAGCGGTACGTTTGATAACGCAGGTCTGTTTGGTCAGCAAGCGTTCAAAGGTGGTGGTAAATACATAACAGTAGTAGAGGGAGAAGCTGATGCCCTAGCGGTATCGGAAATGTTTGATGGTAAGTGGGCTGTAGTGTCAATACGCTCAGGAGCATCAGGCGCAGTGAAGGACATCAAGCAGAACTTGGAATGGCTTGAATCATTCGAGAACGTAGTCATCTGTTTCGACAGTGACAATGCGGGTCAGGAAGCATCTCGTGCGGTGTTAGATTTATTTACACCCAACAAAGCGAAGAACGTAAAGTTACCTGTCAAGGATGCAGGTGAAATGCTGAAGGAACGCAACGTGCAAGGGTTCATCAGGGAATGGTGGAACGCTAAGACGTATCAACCAGATGGTATCATCGCAGGACTAGATACTTGGGAGTCCATCGTAGCACAGGAAGACGTTAAGTCCATTCCGTATCCGTGGACTTGCTTGAATGAGATGACCTATGGTTTCAGGGAGAAGGAACTAGTAACAATAACCAGTGGTTCTGGTATGGGTAAGTCACAGATTGTCAGAGAGTTGGAACACTACTTACTAGGTGCAACAGATGACAACATTGGCATACTCGCATTGGAAGAAGACATACCTAAGACTGCTCTAGGGATTATGAGCATCGAGGCAAACCAGACTCTACATCTGAGCCGCGAGTTTAGCAGGGAAGACAAGAAGGTATTCTGGGACAACACACTAGGTACAGGACGTATCTATATGTTTGACCACTGGGGTTCTACCAATGAGGATAACTTACTAAGTCGCATTAGGTATATGGCGAAAGGTCTTGATTGTAAATGGATTATTCTTGACCACTTAAGTATCGTTGTGTCAGACCAAGAGAATGGTGATGAACGTAAAGCCATTGACAGCATCATGACTAAGCTACGACAGTTAGTACAGGAGACAGGTGTTGGGTTGTTCTTGGTGTCACATCTACGTAGACCATCAGGTAAGGCACATGAAGATGGTGGGCAGATTAGCTTGGCTGAGTTACGAGGTTCAGCGGCAATCGCACAGCTATCGGACATGGTGATTGGTTTAGAACGTGACCAACAGAACCAAGATGCACAGGTAAGGAACACCACTACAGTACGGATACTTAAGAACCGATACGCAGGACTTACAGGGGCGGCTTGTTACCTATACTACGACAAAGATACTGGGCGTATGATTGAAACAACTTGTCCAGTTAACGATGATAATCAGGAGTTCTAAGTGAAACAGGTTGTTTTTGATATAGAAGCTAACGGACTAAAGCCTACAAAGGTTTGGGTAATCGTTGCTTGTGACTTATCAAACCAAGAGACAGTTGAGTTCTCAGGTGATACGTTGCAGGACTTCAATGCTTATATCAAAGATGCTGAGGTCATTGGTCACAACATCATTGGCTATGACGTACCAGTTCTTGAACGATTGTTAGGTACAGACTTTAGTAGTTGTAAGATTACAGATACATTAGTATTGTCACGACTCACTGACCCATCACGGGAAGGTGGTCATTCATTGGACAGTTGGGGACAGCGTTTAGGTTTCCCGAAAGGAGAACATAATGATTGGGATACATTTTCTCAGGATATGGTGGACTACTGTAAGCAAGATGTGCTTGTTAATGTCAAAGTGTACAACGCGTTACGAAGTGTATTGGCAGGTTTCGGAAGCGAAAGCATTAGCCTTGAGCATCAAGTACAAAGCATTATTACAAAGCAAACAGACAACGGTTGGTTACTAGACCAAGAACACGCTTTCATATTGCTTGCACAACTTAAGGAAAAGAAGTATGACCTTGAAGATAAGGTACATGAAACATTTAAACCATTACCTACATTCATCAAGGAGATAACACCTAAGTACAAGAAGGACGGCACGATGTCCGTAGTTGGTCTTAAGTTTCTAGGAGACCAGTGGGAGAACTATACAGCACCATTCAGCCGTATTGATTACCCTGCGTTTAACTTAGGTTCACGTCAGCAGATAGGTAGATACTTGCAGTTCTTTGGTTGGAAGCCAGAGAAGTTTACAGAGAAGGGACACGTTATTGTAGACGAAGCTATCTTATCTAAGGTCACTGGTATACCCGAAGCTAATATGATTGCTGAATACCTAATGGTTCAGAAGCGTATTGCACAGGTACAGAGTTGGCTAGATGCTGTTGAAGATGATGGACGAGTGCATGGTTATGTTAATGCTAATGGTGCTGTAACGGGACGTATGACACACTCTAGTCCCAATGTAGCACAAGTGCCAAGTTCAAGCGCACCTTATGGTAAAGACTGTAGAGCCTGTTGGACAGTACCCAAAGGCTACAAGGTTGTCGGTATGGATGCATCAGGACTTGAGTTACGTATGCTTGCACATTATATGAACGATGAGGGATATACAAATGAAATACTCACTGGAGACATTCATACAGCAAACCAACTTGCTAGTGGTGTTGACACACGAAGTCAAGCAAAGACTTTCATCTATGCGTTCCTCTATGGAGCAGGGGATGCAAAAATCGGAAGTATCGTTGGAGGAACTGCTAGAGACGGTAAGCGACTTAAGGAGAAGTTCCTATCAAACACGCCATCTCTTAAAGACCTACGAGAAAGAGTTAGCGTGGCATCTGGAAGAGGTTATGTTCACGGACTGGATAGGAGACGAGTCGCAGTACGCTCAGAACACTCAGCATTAAACACGTTACTACAATCGGCAGGTGCTATCGTTATGAAGAAGGCGTTATGTTTGCTAGACGAATACGCTAGTGCTTGGAAAATTGACTACAAATTTATAGGTAATATACATGATGAAATTCAAACAGAAGTTAGAGCAGATGAGGCAGAAGTTTTCGGAAGGCTTGCAGTCTCTTGCGTTGAAGCCGCAGGTACTTATTACAAACTTAATTGCCCTCTTGCAGGGGAGTATCAAGTCGGAGACAACTGGTCGGAAACTCACTAAGGAATGTAACCACTGTGGCGTTGAGTTAGAGAAGGGTGTCAACTGGGCGGTCAGTAGTTCTAAAAAAGGTGATTATATCTGTAAGAAATGTAACTCTAAGAAGACGATTAGAAACATTAACAGACGCAAACAAAAGGTAAGAAAAAATGAAATGGATAAAACTAAGTAGATTACAGTTCCTTTTTGATTGGTATCTTGCTAGTTTCGAGGTGTGGGATGGATATAAAGGATGGGCTTTTTCTATAATGTCAAACACATTCGGATGTATACCTTACAGCAGTGGGTACAGGGCTTTATTCGCTATTCAGGTTTCAGTGGAGAACTCATGGGAGGATTTAGAAGGAAATTCCTTAAATCATTATTCTATTGAATTATATTTGCTCTGGCTACCTAAACCCATTATAAGTGATTTTGATAAGGCTTATATACCCGCAGAAAATTTAGTGGGTAAGAATTTTATACACGCTATATGGGAAGTAATAAAGTGGAGACGTATAGAAAAAAAGGAGGCTAAGAATGTCGTATAATCTAGCTAGGTTTGAATTAAGCAATATAATAGAAGAGGGTGTTGAAGATTATGTTCATAGTTGCTTTACTATCTGTGCTGATTTACTAGGCAAATCAGAAGCCTGTCTGAGTATAGACTATGAGGACTGGATTGACCACCACTATTTTTTTGGATTAAAGTTTTCACTACAAAAAGACCCTAATCATTGGAGTGTTTATTTTAGGGTTGCTTTGTTTGGTAAATATTTTAGATATTACTATTCACCATTTAAGGGGTACACTGATTATGAAGCCAAATAAAGAAGATAGAAAGAAGTTTGACTTAGACTTAGCGTATGGCTCTGTTAGGGAGGACAGGGTCGCTGAGATGCTACAGGACAAGAAGATAGAGGTTAAGTCTGAGAAGGACTTGTGGCAAAAAACAGGCAACATCTGTGTGGAGTATGAGTCTTGGGGCAAGCCGTCTGGCATTGAGGCTACGGA